TCATTTGCTGTGATGGTGACGTTTGAAGAGCTCTTTTTGCTTGATGTACTCAACGAGTATTGGAACCGCGATGATTAGCATCATTTGGATTAGCCATTTCATATCTTCCTTGTTCATTTTGACCACCTCCCTTCCTTAATTCTGTATTTATTATACACCTTATTCGATGTATTGTCAAGCAGAAATCACCTGTTTTCTTCGATAAAATCTAACTTTTTCACTTTTATTCTATCAACAATTCCAACAAAAAAGAGGGGACAATCACTAGCATCTAGCTAATGATTGTCCCCTTATTTTTATGTGATCTCTTTTATCCTATCCTGCGCAATAGCGTAATATCCGGGGTCTTTCTCTATTCCAATGAAATTTCTACCCGTCAACTGGCAAGCCACTCCGGTAGAACCGCTCCCCATGGTTGGGTCTAGGACGGTATCCCCTTTGTGCGTGTATGTCTTAATCATGTATTCCAACAAATCTGTAGGCTTCTTGGTAGGATGATAGCGATCGCCACCGCCGCGATTAGCAAAGGCTAATATATCTCGCGGATAGTAATATTCTGTTACGTGGTCGATTGCACCATGTTTACCATAGTTAGTCGTACGGTTCGCCGAACACTTGAGCCTCGCGGCTTTCTCTCGTTTGATTTTCTGCGGATTATACGTGGGCATGTGCTCGTAGAATACCACTATATTTTCGTAACAACGAAGTGGCATTCTATTTGCATTCAAGAAACCGACTGGAGTAGGCTTCTGCCAGATCCACTCATAGCGAAACCATTTGCGATTGGAGTTTATCAAATCCGTGGTAAATGGCTGCTGAGAAAATAATAGCACTACCCCCCCCCGATTTTAGCAGCCGTTTGTATTGTTGCCACATCTGATGGAGGTCTATTTTTATGTCCCAAACATTTTTCGTTGTGCCATATGGTAGATCAGCGAAAATCATATCAATGGATTTATCCGGGATTTCTTTCATTCTTTCCAGACAATCACCGTAAAGTAATTTCTCCATTAAGCACCCATCTTTCTCGCATATAGGTAGACTGCTACCCCCGCAACACCTATCCACAAATTGCGCTGCCTAGCCTTCACCTGTACCTTGTGCCGGGCCTCTTTCTCGTACTCGGTCAATGATTGATTGACTTTCTCTAATGATCTCTGCGTCACCGCGTTCAAGCTCTTGGACGCGGTCAGCTCTTTCTTCACCGTCTCTAATTGCTGATTGGCTTCTGTCAGCTGCGTTTTCTGCTCGGTCAAGAGCTGCTGCTTGATCTCGTTGTTCTTCGCGAGCTGATTCGAGTTCGCTTCGAGTCTCGTCAGCTCGCTTTCCGATATCTGATACATCGTTTCTGCCTGCGCCGTAGAACCACACGCCAATAGTAAGCAGAGCAGCCACGCTGATACAAATAGCCGTATAGTGCTTTTCAATGTCCACATTGCCCCTCCATTTAATACCATTCGCTCATATCGTAAATGCGGCCGTCAATTTCGAATGCATCCGTGAATTGCCAGCCCTGCAGAATGCGCCCAGGGAAATAGTCATAGAAATTGCATTCATTGTCATATTGAGCGCACCAGTACGGCACATAGTCAGCCAGATCATTAACGTTGATGCAGTCTGTCAATGTTGAGAGGCTGGCATAGATTCCAGCGGAATAGCCGGCAGCATTGCATGCGGAAATAAATGCACTACAGATGGCGGTTACATCTTCCCTATCCTGCCCAATGACTTCGGACGCTTCCGCGTCAAACCAAATTCCCAAAGGCGGTGCTCCATATCCCAAAGCATCCAGTGCTTCAATGACAACCGCTGCCTCTTCTTCTGCCCGTGCTGTGGTCTGCGCGTGGGTGTAGCAATAGACGCCCCACGGCAATCCCCTAGCCTCCGCACCGGCGATATGTTTTCCGTGCAGTTGAGTCAGGCTTCTGCCCTCGGAAATCTTCACAATCGCACCACCGACTCCTGCGGCGATGAGATGAGACCAGTTAATGTGATCATTCCAGTCACTTAAATCAGTTACCAGCATTCGTTATCCTCCTTTTTCCAACGTCCCTTTATCCAATCCCCTACGGTAAACAAAAAGACTGCCACGTAAATAACAACCCATTCTTTTAATTTCATGTTGGTCTCCTCTTTTTAATTACTGCAGCTAAATCATGGACCATAGACACGCCAGCATCGTCTAGGTTCTCCACGATGCTGAGAAGCTCGGTGGATGCCAGGTAGGCAATCACGATCTGTGCAAAATTGACATGACCCACAAGGATATCGGCTAGACCGCCAGCAATCACCAAAAACATATAAGCAAAGATTTTCCCTGCAAACTGCGTTTTCATTTCATGGCTATTGATGATACGAGCCCGATGTGCCGCTGGAATGCCTCGGATGGAATCAACCAGCGAGGGCTTTTCCACGTTGTTCTCAATCAGCCAGTGATAAGACAGGGCGATAAATTTGGCGAATAAGTCAAGAGCCACCAACACGGCGAATGCAGTAAAAAGCATGATGTGCTTCGACATGGCGATGAGCAAGATCCCCATAAGAATTTTGTAGGGCCAGCCATCCGGGATACTGCAAATCGCACGATCGGCGGAATTGTAAATTTGAATGAAGATTTCAGTCATGTTTTATCCTCCGAATCCTTTTTTTCTTCCGTTTCATCTTTGGGTGTCAGCGGCTTCGATCTGATACATTTCGCATTAGTGCAAAGTCCAGTCTTGTTATCCATCTTGCGATGGCAAAGGAAACATCTTTCCATTTAAATCGCTCCTCTCTTTTCTGTGTATTCTGCAACCAGTTCTTCTCTTTCAGCTTTGAGGTCATTGTAGTAGTCCTCATCTTCTACGGCTTTTGCTTTCGCCATTTCTGTTTCGATATCACTGATTTTTCTAGCATATTCAGAATCAAGCGCCGCCAGTTCGGCTTCTCGCTTCTCTTCTTCTGTCGGTTCCGGTTTAGCCTGATATGCTCCATCTTTATACAGCAAATTACCTTGCAGGGCTTTGTTGTAGGTCAAAGCGTCTTGCACAACATGGACCTTGTCTGGATATTCCACTTTGGCTTTGGTCTGCAGTTCTTCCACCGTGTCACCATGTACACCGGTCACATAAGAGGTTACTCTTTCACCTGTTGTTTCGTAGATAGACAAATATGTCAAAGTAGGATTGGCAATAGATACTACCATCGCATTATCTCCTTACATTAAAATAACCTCCATCAATATGATTGGAGGTCTAAAAAATGAAAAATCCAAATGGATATGGTTGTATTAAATTATTAAGTGGTTCACGGCGGCGGCCGTATTGCTTTGTTGTGTCCCAGCAAGGCAAGCAGAAAGTCATTGGTTACTTTGCTACTAAGTTGGAAGCAATGGCTTATCAGGTTGACTATAATCAGTCTCATGGACTTCACCGCCTTTCAGACAACAAAATAACATTTGCAGAGCTATATACTCGCTGGCTTCCCAAACACATCGAATACAGCAGCGTGTCTGATAGCACCATACACGGCTACGAAAGCGCCTATAAGCACTGCAGGCTTTTGTATGACTTACCAGTATCCGACATCAAATACAGCCATTTACAAAACGTCATAGATGGAATGAATAGGTTATCATATGCCAGTAAGAAAAAGGTCCGCAACCTGCTATCGCTGCTATTTGCATACGCTCGCAAAATGGAATACACATCTCATGATTTTACTGGACTTATCCGAATCGGTAAAAACAAGCCGGTCAATCCACATCAAGCCATGAGCAAGCAAGCCATCAATCGACTTTGGAAGCTGGCTAATAAAGCAGATATCGATATTGTACTGATACTCATCTACACCGGCATGCGTACTTGCGAACTCCGTAATCTCAAAAAAACTGACATCAACCGTAGGCAGAAGTATATCCGCATCACAAAATCAAAGACTGAAGCCGGAAAACGAATCATCCCTATCGCTAGTAAGATATGGCCTCTCGTAGAAGCTCGATACTCTTTACAAGGTGATTTCCTGCTATGTGATGAAAGTGGCAGTCCCTACAGCTATAGTCGTCTTTCTCGCTTGTTTGACCGTGCCATGAAGCTAATTCACGGTGAAAAATACAAGCCCCATGATACTCGTCACACATGCGCCACTCTACTGGATGCCGTAGACATCAACGATAACGCTCGGAAAATGATCCTTGGTCACGCTAGGCATGATGTAACAAACGGGGTATACACTCACAAAAATCTAAGACAACTACGTAAAGCTATCGAAAAGATTTGA